ATCGCTTATAAGACGCATATGGTACGCGTCAAAGTCGTACTCCAGTATAACACCTTCCTGACGACTTGCAAAAATTGTTCTCGTATCGTCGTCCTTATTCAATGCTGAATAATTAATACCACCAAAGCGATTACTGGGCCTTCCCGTGAGAGTATTGTAATTATATTCGGTGAAAACCAAGTCTTCTTTGGAAATATGCCTCTTGTGATTGATCCCAAAACGATTTAAGAACTTTTCCCTGTTAACAAATAATCCATTTTCCTCTATCTTTGAATAATTCTCTAGCATCCTGTCATAATCCGAATAGCACTCCGGAATCCCACGATCTACAGCTCCCAATAATCTGTCTTTTATCTTTGAACAATATTCTAAATGCTTGAGAGAGGGAATAAAATCATTTATATTATTAAATCTATGATATTTATTATAGTGGACCCTATGGCAATTGGTTAACATATCTTCCACATTCATTGCCTTGTTATCATGAAGATATTCTATTAAATTCCCATCAAATACATTATCAAGATTTAATAGGTGAGACAGAATCTTCTTATCAGAACAAAACTTCCTCTTATCCGACTTCAACTCACTTATTATATGACTGGAATCAAAAATTGTTTCAGAATGATTCAAAAATAATAAATATTCTTGGCCATTCAATAGATACACATAAATCAAGCTCAATCTATTGTCCATCGAGTGTTTGAGTGGATCTGATACAACTGGAATCACAACACATTCATTGGAATTGAATTCTTCTATAAACCCATTTGCTAGTTCAGCATTATCAATTAATATAACCATTTTGTCAAATATACTAAAAAATTCTCAATTAAAAAAATATAATATTATTTAATAACCACCGCCCAAAGAATCCCCAATAATAGAAGGATCACTTCCATCAATTGGATATAGGGTGGCATGTGGTGTTCCAGTAGTATGATAAGGTCCAGCCATTGGTCCTATTCCCGGAGCTATGTGATATAATCCAACATAGGGCGTGCCCGTATGGTATGCATATTCTCCACCATTTGTATATAGATCTTTAGATTGATAAAATTGTAATAAATTATTCCTCAATATTATTATTCCAGGAACAGCCTTTTTTGCTTTAGCTATTTCTCTCTTATTTTTTGTTGTGACTCCCTCTATCTTGCCACCACCCAGAACATAATTTTTTAAATTTCCACTTATATACCAATTTATTTTAGCTTTACTATAAGCTCCTATATTTAATTTATGAAAATCATTATTATAGGTTTTTACCGAAACTTCCACCATAGATGCCGGAACCCAAGATTTTGCTATAAAATAACGAGGAATCCACCCCTTTTTATAATCAACATCTTCTGGCTTTGGAATAAAACCCTTTAATATAACATCATCAAATCTTTTAATGGATTTATTTAATTTGCCATAGGCTTCAGCATTTTCACTATTCCAGTTGGGAAATGATCCAGTTATTTCGTTTTTATTTCCATTTAAATATATTGGCACTTTTATTTTTCCATTATTATTTATTTTGAAAGTTAGTCATTCTCATCATTCCATTTATCGACGTCTCCCAATTAAAGTTTTGGAGGGTATGGGTTACATCTGTAACTTGAAATGCTACTTTATTTTTATATCTATCCGGCAACACACCGCCCTCGCTTACAGAAGAAATAGTAATTGCATTTCCCATATAAATTCCAGATATGCCATCCAAACCAATGCTCAAATCTAGAGGAATTAAAGGACTAATTCTATTCGGAGCAGTTGGATCCGCTGTCCCTATTTCAGCATCGGCTTTATTATTTATATATTGAGTTAAAAGCTCTCCAGTTTCCTTTTGAAGAGAATCTCCCATACCTGCATATACACCCAATTGCCAATTTTTCCAAAGAAAATTATTTTTTATAGATAGTTTTGGAAGCGTCCAAGCTTTTTTTGTTGGAACGTCTCTGTTATCCAGATAATTTTTCATATTACCAACCCCGTCTTCTTCATCGAATACATCCTCAAATTTATAACCCTCATCATATGGAGTTTTTCCATCTGGAGAACTGGAAATTACTACATCCCCAGTTTCAGGATCAATATCTCCGGCCGGAATGGGAGTTTTATCCTCACTTTCAACTGTAATGTCTGTTCCCGCATATTTATCATGAATTCCATACGAATAAGCAGACCATCCGGCAGTCTCTCCGGATCCCCCTTTTGGTTTGTTTCTTGTAGTTCCTATGAATGCCGAAGCTTGTATTGCTGTTGGTAATTTAGAGGTCAAAGAAACGCTTTTTACTATGGATCCCGATGTATTTGGAGTAAATTTAAATGCAGAAGTCCCCTTTTTTGACCAATTAACATCTACAATAGATAGGGTGTCAGGAATACTTGGATTTGCTTGTAATTGAAAATCCCAAGGAGAACCACAAGCCTTATTTATTCCATCAAGAAGAGTTTTAATAAAATCCTTAACACTTTCAGTCTCATTAAAAGTCTTAATTGCAAAATCCGTATTTACCATTATATTACGAATATAGCCTTCACTTAGAGTAGCAGCTTCCGAATCAGGCCTAAATGGATCTAAATAATAATCATTAGTTATATTATTAAGTTCCTTCTGAAATATTAAAGCCAAGGGGGTAGACAATCGATCTCTTGGTTCTCCTTCCGGAGGATTCCCTTCTGCATCTAGTTTAAAACGGCTTACAAGAAACTGTTTTTCTTTAAAGTAAGTATATACTCTAGAGCCGAATGAATTACTGTTACTAGGATATGGTAAACTAGGGATTTTAGGCGTATTTTCCCAACCAAAATCACGATTTTCAGCGCGCTCGCCCTTTTCAACAGGGATCTTACTCTCCTCCATTACATTTTCCGTGTAGTGTTGTCCTGGTAAAAAACATATATCCTGATCAGTAGATCTTATCAATTTATTATTTCTAATTTTATTATAGCTCTTTATCTTAAATAAGTCTTCCTCGCCTTTGGGACTTTTAAATTCTTTTAAGGTAGGCAATAGAATATCTTCAATAAATCTCCAAGAAACAAAAGAAGCTTTTTTCACTTCTTCTACTTTCATCCATACAGCATTATTAGGTGTCCCGCCAGAGCCATCAGTTGGAGTAACACTAACATCTGATGGGATCCACGTATTAAATGCATAGACTCGTCCTTTAAAACCTGCCTCTTCGGTTTGTTCTTTTGCTTTAAAGACATAAGATTGTAATAAATTTTCTTCAAAATTTTGTTCAAAATATACATCAGAAACCGGATTAAAATTAGAATTATCAAAAATATCTAAGCCTTTAAATTTATATAAAATTTTATCCCAACTGGATTTATTATCCTCTTCGAAAAGGGTAGAGAAAAAGGATTCCGATTCTTCTTCTCGGGTTGCAGTCAAAGCATCTGCTCCTGCAATATAAGTCAAAATTCCCTCTATATCAGAGTAAATTTCTACAATATCTTCTTTTTTAGATTTTTCCCCACCTTCCCCTTCCACCTCTGGAAATACAGTCTTTCGCTGAATATTAAAATTACTTGATTTCGTTGGCAATTCACCAATCAATGCATTTGGAGATATTAAAGTTGTTTGACACTGATATCCTCCGTTTGACATAACCTGCCAATTAAATTTAGTAATGACTCCAATCATTCCATCATAATTCCCGGCCTGTTGATTAGCATCGCCCGCTGTGAATTTACCCGTTTTTAAATCGCGTTGATCAAGAGTTTTACTTATAATACCGATCTGGGCATCATTCATTCTCGAATATTTGTCATGTATTGTATTTCCCTCATAAGTGTTCCACCCCCATTCCAACGTACAAGTTATTCCCGGGATCATATATAACCTTTCCATTATCTTCAAGTCATCTTCGGTCCAAACAAAAAAGTCAATGGTTGCCTGTCGGATCGATCCCAATCCACCCTTATTAATAATGGATATTTTATCAATTCCGGGACGAGGTCTATTTCTATCGGTTAAATTATAATCTCCAAAATTAACATTTGTTGGTTTTCCACTCTTATCTTCTTTATTATTCTTAAATCCAAAGGATAAAGCTTCATTAATTAAAGTTTCTTCCATATTAATATCAGAAGTAGTTGCGTTAACTGACAAATGGCCCATGAATAATTGATATTTATATCTAATAAAATTAATACCCCCGCCCTGAGCATTCGATAGTAATTTACACCAAGCAAGTTTAGATCTTCGGTTATTAAAATTTTCTTCAATACCTTGGCCAAATGAAGTATTTCGTCCTCTATCAACTTCAAGCTTGGATCTTCGTTTTAATTCATTCTGTATACTTTGATCTATCGGTTCTAAGAATATTCCTCTATAACTTGTTGCCATAACTACCTATCCCTTTGAATAGATTCCAATCGAGAGATAATATTACCGATGTTACCAGGAATTCTGACCTGTTTATTGGGTGGTATAACTAGCGAACCCCTAACAAAACTATTTGCAATAGCTATAACCCACCAATATGCTGGAGTCTTATAAAATTCTTGAGATAGTAAATCAAGTCTATCTCCGGGTCTTGAAATAATATAAAAATCATCAACAGTTTTTGGAATTTCGGGATATAGAATTGATTCTATAATCCTTTCTCCCGTTTTTAATTTTGCCGGATTTGCATATGAATATCTACTTATTGGCATTTTTATCTTTCAATTATTAAGGTTGAGTTTCTGCTGGATCCTTTGGTGTTAACCATTTTCTACCCAAAGATAGTCCTTTTTTCTCTCCGTCATTAAGATCCTCAACCTCGTTTCCAAAGAACCAAGCTGTCCTCTGCGGCAATTTCTGATTTATTATTTTATAACTGATATTTACCTTTACTATCATTGGCATTTGGAACATATCTTCAGAACTTTCCAGATTTATATCCCAAGGATGAGCTCCATCTGTTGTTATATTAAAAGTACTCAAGAATCCGGGTTGATCTACCAAATAATCCCCCAAAGTTAATTTCATTATTGGGGAGCTAGCTCGTCCCCTAGTGTCATATTCTGGAGTAGTATAAGAAGCAAGCTTATTTAACTTCTGCCACATTGGCTTCATGTTTTCCCTAGTATCAGCATAAACAGTAAAGTCAAATGTTATATCTCGACTATATGATTCATAAATGTAAACTGGATCTGGTCTTCCCATATATTGTTTCGCTGCCCAATTTGGATTAAAATTATCTGTCAATGTTCCAAAAGTAGCTCGAAATACCATTATATTACTTGTACCATCTACATCTTTAAATTGAAATTTTACGTAATCTCTTATCTGATCTTTTTTATTTCCAAGGCTATCTATCTTTGGATCATCAACCAATAAAGAATTTATCCGATCACCCAATCCCAAACCAATTAAATTGCCATCCGAGTCTTTTTTATATTTATCAGTTTTTTTATCTTTTTTTCCTTGATAATCGCTTCTATCAACACCCGAAGTTAGTCCTTGATTTCCCATTCCAAATTTAGAAATTGGATTATTCCTTATATAATCGGATATTTCTGGATTTCCTATAAATGGAGTTTTTGCTCTACTCTTATCTATTTTTAAAGCAAAGGCATTTTCTCTAAAATCATTAAATTCTGTGGGTGATGTGTTTGGAAGAGGTGGACCAAGAAAAGTATCACTATTTCTTCCCAATTTTCCATAAGCTAAAGTAGAATATTTGTCAATACTAGAACCCGGAGAAGACCCCTTGCTTATACTTTTATCTGTACCAGGATAAAATTTATTATGTACACTAGTATCGGTATATCTTCTTATAGTTGTTAATCCTATTCCATATACGGATTTGGGGCCAGTTAAACCAGATAAAGTCATTATGGGAGTACCCTCGATACCGAGTGCTCCCTTCACAAATCCAGCTACACCCTTTATTATCGAACCAAATTTACTATCTGGAAGGCTCCCAAGAAAAAATTCATTTCTTAACATGTTTAATCTATTGAAAGATTGTTGAGGACTGACTCCCAGGCCTGGGTCAGGGATATTCGGTCTAAATCGAACAACGTTATCCTCATAACTCATTACATCGCCAATCGGTAAAAGTCCATGTCGTTTAAAGTGTAATCCCAAAGCATTTCCCGTAATATTAGCCAATAAATTACTGGGAGTCCATATCTTTGTAGTTTGAAGGAAAGGTAATGAAGCTATTCCAAATGGACTTTCAACATTTGGATTAGTTAATTGTAACCCAACTTGTTTAATATTGAATAAAATCCCCTTTGGACTTATCAAGAATTTTCCAATTCTCAAGGCATCAACAGCAGATCTATTTAGAGCTGTTACCATTCCGCCCCTCATTAATCCAGCATCAAAACCATCATTTAATCCCCAACTCTGTGGAATTTTCTTTTTATTGTCTACTCTTTGGATTCCCCTTAAGATATATGGTTGATCAGTAGCAGTACCCCAAGAATTCCTATTTGTTGTTACTCCATCGGATCTGAAATTCAAATTATCCCCATAATATTGAGACTGATTATATAGAGCAGTCAGAGGAGATAGAGATTGTTCGGTAGTGTAATATGTATTTATACTTTGAGGATTTAAATCCCCAAATGTAATTCTATCTCTACCATCTTTCCAAGCCTTTGGTAATAGAAATGGTTTAGTTCCCCTTGCGTTTTTATAAAATTCCAGTTTTGGAAGCTTCATAATAAGATTTGGATTAAATTTCTCTGGCTGACGTGCAAATGGGTTATCCGGAAAAAATCCTATTGGATATTTATTAAATAAAGGAGATGATTCTGCTGATCCAATAATAACATTCTTTGAATAATCATTTACTATATTGAATATAGGACCATAATCCCCCTTAGAATCCAATGCCGGAGGAGTTCCAGTATTAGTACCAACCTTCTGATAATACTCCACCAAATTTGATTTTAAAGATATTGCCATTATGCTACTCCACTCTGTATTGAACCAAGATAAACTGCCTCACCAATTTTGGCTCCATCCATATTTATTGGTTTTGCTGTTTTAACAACACTTATTAGTTCATCTATCTTTGCTATTAATTCTTTATTTCCACCAAATCCCATTTCTCCGGCTTTTTCCAATGGGATAATGGCTTCTTTTCCAGAGGGATTATCTCCAACCATGGCCATTGTTGGTCCAGTTGTTACACCTCCCTGAGCTAATGCTGGTGGCGATGTCATAGCTGCTGTCATTGCTGCTACAGCTGCTATAGAAGATATTAAACCAATTGGACCAAATTTTCCGCCACCTGCGAATATTTTGGTTACTGCTAATGCAAAGGTTTTTGTAGCTGCTATTGCCGATTTAGCTGCAAATATTCCAGCCAAAACAACCAGAGAGGCCATTAATGGCTTTATTTTAAAAATGAAAGAAAATATCCCACCAACAGTTTTAAGTATTGGAGATAAAATTTCTGATAAATTAGTAAATAATGGTAATATAGTGTTCATAAGAGTTTCTTTTAACTGATTTATGGTGGCATTGAATTGCTCTTGTAATGCTAAAGACTTGGTTTGATCCAATAACTTTTGAGCATCAGATTTATTTCCCTTGTCCATACTAGTAAGAAGCTTATCATACTCGGCTCTTTCTTCAGCAGTAAAATCTTTCATGGCTTTTTGCTTTGTCAATGCAGTAGATAATTGAGTAACAGTTAATCCAGAAGCATCGGCAATTGCCTTTTTTTGAATGACATCCATTTTATTGAATTCATCAATACTACCCATTTGACCAAGAATAGCTTTAGTAGCTCCCTCAATATCATCAGATAATACCAGTCTTCTGGCCTGATCAAAATTAAATTGTCTTCCGGTTAGAACCTGAGCTGTAAATTGGGCTTCTATATTTGTATTAATATCCAATAATTTATCTGAAACTCCGGCCATATCATCTAAACTTAACCCAAGTCTTCTTGCCTCTATTGCTGCTTTAGCCAATTCCTTTGGATTATTTCCAAAATACTTAGCTGCTGTTTCTGCAGAATTAGCAATATCCGCCATTACATCTTTTGGATTGACTCCAACAACTTCTGAAGCTGCACTTGCAAAAGCAATCATATTGGTTGATTGCTCCATTGTATAACCACCAATTTCCTTCATTGTTTGAGCTATCTTTGCAGTGTCATCTACAGAAACTCCAAACTTTTGGGATACTAGGGCTACATTTGCTACGTTCTCCTTTGTTACATTTGCAAAATTTTTGGTTGCTTTATAAATTGCTTGAGCAGCTGCACTAGATTTTTCAAAACTAATTCCCTGATGAGCAAGGTCTCCACTAACTGCTTGGGTCACTGCTAAAAGATCGTCGGCTCTGTCCACAGTAAGCCCCATTTGTTCTCGTATTTTGGTTTGACGATTAAGAAGCTCCATTGTTAGTGCAGCTAAAGCAGACGTTATTACATTTATAACAGATAAAAACTTACCTTGACTTTTTAATTCGGCAGCTATTTCTTTATCCATTTTTGCTTTACTTTCGGTAAGCTTATTCGATCTTTTCTGTAATTTTTCAAGTTTTTCTTGGGCTTTATTAATTACCTCAGCACTTTTTCCCTGTTTTTTCTTTCGCTCAAGAGCTTTTTCAGCTGTAGCTAAGAGTTTTTTGTTTAGAGTTATACTTTTTTCTAATTTTGATAGACCCTTCTCTTTTTCTATTCTTAACTTCTCAGCTGCTATTGCCGCCTTGTCCATACTCTCAGCAAATGCCGATGCATCAGATCCCGCGTCAGGACTCAAACCAAATTTATCAAAAAAACTACTAGCCATTAATATTTATTCCAGACTTATATTTTTTCTATGTCATTAATAAGTTTTTCAATCTCATCCTGTAATTGAAGAGATTGATCCGTGAGATTTTTTACTTTTTTCTTAATCTTTGGATCATTCATAACCTTTTTTCTAACGATCTTATCTTTAATACGATCCCCTATTAAGAACGTTATTAAACCAGTTGCAATACTATTCCAACTCATTCCGAGAAATTTTTCATTTAACTCAGATTTTTTCATAATACTTTTCTCCTTGATATATTTTATCAATTATAAATATCAAAAACTCTTATTTTCTAAACTTTGAAGACGCTTTTGATAACTTTTGGTTGGGGGGGTTTTGAACTTTTTCCATCTCTTTGTTTTGAGCATCAATAGTTTTAGACAATTTGTCTATAAAATACCGCCTATATGGCACAGGCATATTATAAACTTCAGTAAATGTAAAGCTTTTTCCAGAATATACTAAATAGAATATCTGGTCAAACAGAACGGGCCTATAATTAGGCCCCAGGCCAAAAAAAGTTGATCCCAATGGGAATTTCTAATTCGAATTCCTTATCCGAAGATTCTGAAAAATAAGTAAATTTAGTTTCCAAATCCGGCATGATTCTTAGTGCCTCGTTCCTTAGTGCTGCCGAATCTATAGCTAACAACTTATTATCTACAAAATCATTAATAGCTTTAAAGGTATCATCTCCATTTACTGAAACAATCATATTTTTCAATCTAGTAGTTACTTCTGCAGATTGTTTACCTGATTTCTTTAGGGCTTTCTGTTGATCCTCTATTCTCGACTCGTCTTGATGTGTCAATAATTTAAAACACACACTTACTTTTGAAGCTGGTAGTAAAAATTCGAAACGATTTTCTCCCGAAGTATAGTCTTTTTCATCTATCTCTTTATTCTTGACTTCTGATAAATCTATAGTTATTTTCTGTTTTTCTCCCGTTTCTGGATCAATGACTTCTGCTTCATAATCTTTTCCGTAACCCAATACTCTTGCAGCATATAAAATAGCGTTTTTATCACCAATTAGTAAATCGTTATAATTTACAGGGCTAACGATAAGGGATTTTAGTACCTTATCTATAACAGTACCCTTCTTAATAAAGTTTTGATTGCTTAGAATATCCTCTTCCTTGGCAGTCATATATTTCATTTCTATTTTGCCGCTAGATAATGGACTGTTTTTTGGATATGGATATCCCTTACTAGGGAGATCTACTTCCTCTGTTGGAAATTGAGATTCTTTTACTTGCTCACCTTGATATTCTTGAATTAATTTCTCTTTTAACTCTTTATTTTTTTGTTTCTTTGGGTAATCGGGGTCTACGACTCTCGACATAACTTTCTCCTTTTAAATTAAATATATTAACCTTTCTAATAAATATTAAACCATTTAAATTTTTAACAATAAAAAACCCCTAAAAATAGGGGTTAATTAGCAATTATCAATCAAGTGAGGGAAATTAATATTGCAATATCGCGTAATCATATTTTAAAGTCAGTTCAATTCCTAAAACATCATTAGTAGACCAATCTAAATCGGCCGGAGCAACTCCAGATGGCATAGCCCCTTTTAGAGTCCATTCCTCAACTTTATCACCAACAGGTCCTAAGACATTGATCGTTACATCCTTTTTATAAAAGTCAGAATATCCAAATCTTCCAGTTACTGATTCATAAGCCAAACGTACCCACTCCATTACTGCCTGAGCTCCTGATGGTACAATGGGATCATATAGGGTAACTGACACATCTCCCCATTCAGCCTTTCCTAAAAGCTTTCTATATGTGTTCATATGCTCAATTTTAATATCACCAAACGTAATATCGGGCCTAGAACACTTATTACATATAAAAGAGGGAATTCCATCAATGTACAATATAAATCTATTTGAAACTTTCGGCTCAAAAGCCGTAAACATTATCTCATTTGGATCGATTAACTCTGCCATGTTTTTATATTCCTATGTATCGTTCTAATATAAATATCTATTTTTTTATTTTTTAATCCTCAAAAGATGCTCCCGTAGGCATTATATTGAAATCTACGACTATAAATTCTGCTGTCTTGGCTGGTTGCAGATATATTGCACCCTTCATTATATTCCTATCAATTACATCCGGAGTATTATTTGTTTCGTCCATTACTACTTTAAAAGCATATAATCCCTGTCTCTGCTGTACAGATTCTAAATATGGATTAACAGTAGCTAAGAATCTGTTTCTTGTAGCAGTAGTATTTTGCTCAAAAACCAAATATCTGGCAGTAGAAGCCACGAATTTCTTTAAATTAATTAACAATCTTCTAACATTAATTCTATCCAATGCAGTAGTCTTTGATTGAAGAGTCTTTTGTCCCCAAACTGTTATTCCTTGTCCTGGGAATATAGCAATAGGATTAACTCTACCCTCATAAAGATCATCTCTCTCGTCGTGGGTTAATCTTGTGTAAATATCTGTTGCAGTTGTTAAACCACCCCTATTTAATCCTGCTGGAGCATACCATTCAGCTGCGATCTGATCATTAAAAGCAAATACTGCAGGCAATAATACTGACGGCGGTACCCAAACATATTTATTGATATTTGTATCTCTATATTTAAGCCAAGGGTACCAAGTAGCTGCATAGCTAGTGTCCCAATTATCTGCTTCTGTTGTTGTAGTTGCAATACTATCTGCCAATGCGATAGAATCCATTATATAGAAACAATCTCCTCTATCTTCACATACATCAATTGCTTTTTGTGATACAGATGAATGTAATCTAGATAATACCCCCGGTGTCACAATCATATTAAGATCAAATTCATCTTGATTACTTATTGCGCTTATGGCTTTCTTATATGATTTTGCTCCTGTTGAATTTCCATTAGTTAAGTCAAAACCCTGTGTATTTGCTGCAGTAATACTAGATCCAATAAGCTTTTTAGTTGCTGGATTCTGACCATCAAATCCACTTTGAAATGGTATTGTAAATTTCCTAGC